TTTTACCTTTGGAAGATTACCAACATCAATATAAAATATTCTTCTTTCTGGTGCTCTTGATAATCTATAAATTACAAGACTATCCTCAATCATACGAAGTTGATTAAGTGCCTTGATTGCTTTATGTAAGTAAGATAAACAAGTTCCTTTATTACGATCAAATAATCCTGATGTTACATGACAAACTGAATCTTTTGCTATTTTAATTTGCCCCTTTCCACCTGCACCTGCAGCACTTGCATACATCGTTGTAGGATAGTTTGGTTTAGGTGTATAGATGTAATACTCATCTATCTCAGGATATTCTGACTTTTTAGTTCCATTTCCTGCAAGTGGATCTAATGGTAAATTACCCTTATTTTTTGTTCCCTTTTCTTGACGAACAAATTTCATCTTCATCGGATCAACATATCTGATCTCTTGAATACCATCTTGTGGTCTCTTGGTATCAATAACTTTTATGTAATATAATCTTCCATCTACATACCAATTCTTAAATATTTCGTGAGACTTCTTATCAAAATCCATCATTTCTTTGATGCTTCTGAATTCATCTCTAATTTTATCTTTTAATTTATCAGTTGCATTAACATTTGATAATTCTATTTCTACAGGAGAATCATATAAATCACTGACTATTCCTTCATTTACAACATCTTCAATCGCACCATCACATTCTGGGTGAAGTGACATCTCACGATATCTTTTGATTAAATCATACTCTGTACGATATACACCTTCAATATCAACATACTGTCCATAAAAACCAGATTGCACAAAATAGTCAACCCCGTCCTCGTTTGACCGAGGAACGGGTGAGACTACTGAATCGGGAGTATTTTCCGAATCATCAATTGAGAATCCAAAGAGTTTTGCCATCGTATAATTTTATTTCTTTTATTATAGCACTATTTATCAGTTTTAACTTATGCTCTCTCCTCCAGCATTTTCACCGACACCTTTGATAGATTCAAAGTATAGTACTTGTAATTCTACCGTGAACTCCTCTATTGTGTCAACTGTTTCATAAGATAAGTCAACCTGACTTATATTTGTTGGGAAGACATCATAGAATCTGTAACTTCTAAGTGTTGATCCATCACGATCAAGTTGATGAACATAAGCATCTTCTTGATAGTCTGCTGGATTGTTTGCACCAGTCGCATCAGATAATCTATTGATTGAATTCATCCACTTTTCAAAAGCAGAACGAATTGAGAAATCAGTATCGTTAATAACTGTAATAGTCCAAGTATCAAATGTTCTATCACCTGCTATTTTTAAGATTCTTCCTCTAAAGTTAACATCAATTGGAGTGATGTTAGAGGCAGGTAATGCAGCTGCCTTAACTAAGAATCTTGCCTTATCCTTTACATCATTGTCGATTGCAATTTCCTCTGGAAAAGCAAGTTCGACTTCAAAGAGATTCGGTCTTGCACCACCACCAACTAACTTACTTTTAAAGTCAGTGATTCTTCTTAAAGGTGGTCTATTAAATTGGGTTGCCATTTTTTTTAATTACCTCGTTAAACAGAACCGACTACTTCCTCGAATGATACACCTGTTCGTGTAGCAACGAAGGTTAGACCGATGAAGTTAATGGATCTTGCAGGTTTAATGAATATGTCTGCGACAAATTCATTATTATCTATGATTGCAGCAGTGTTATTTGTTTCATCACAGATAACTCTGAAATCAAAGATTCCTCGTTTTGCCTGTACATCACGGAGGAACGGTTCAACAATATTCACAAAGTTTGTTCTTGTGATTTCATCGTTGAATTCAAACATCTGATCTCTTGCAGCAGATGATATTGCATTTTCAAGGAAGATAAACAATCTACGAACGTTTATTCTATCAAATGCTGATGATTTGCTAAGTCCAGTCTTATCACCGAAGAGAACTATTCCTCCACCAGGTGAGAATATGATTGGATTTATTCGATTTGAATACAACTGGTCTCTCTGAGTTTGAGATGGGTTGTATGCTAGTTTAACTGCATTGAGTATTGCACCTCTTGCAGTTCCTGCTGGTGAGAACCAAGGGAAGTTGTTAATATCGTTTCTTGCACATAATCCAGCAATGTCTCCATTCATTGGAACATATCTGAATGTGTCTGCGAAACGGTCATACATGTATTTGTAGGTACTGTCAAATACTGCGAATGATGAGGATGAAACAGGAGCAAAGAAACTAATTACATTATCAGTAATCTGTGAATCGTTAAAGACTGTTACAGATCCTGCAGTTCCGTCACTGAGGAATGCACCTCTATTTGGTGAAACAAATGCAACTGCATCTTTTCTTATTTCAGCAACAGATATAATTTTGTTTGCTAATGATTGTGCTGTTTCTTTAGTATGATTACCAGAACCCATTAGAATAAAGTCTGCTGAGTTTAAGTTATCATCTTCAAAGAGTGAATAACCATTTGCTAGTCCAGCTAAAGTTACTTGGAATGCTCCAGTAGCATCTTCGTCTGCACCACCATCATAGTTTTTACCACCAGCTAGTGTTAGTGTGGTTACACCGATACCAGCAAATCTAATACCTTGTGCATTTTGATCCCAACCTACATCAGTTTTAAGATCAAAATCTGTACCACCAACATCAAATGCTGTAGTAACGATACCTGCAGGTGCTCCACCAGCAAATATGTTTGTTGAATTATTGTAAGTGTACTTTCTCCAGTATGAAGGTGATCCTAATGAATACTCACCATCTTTTGCTTTTGAAAGTGATAAGTGCTTCTCTAAAATTGAACCTGCATTACCAGTTACCTCACCAGTATCGTCTATAACAACAACATGAACTTCATCAAATCTTGAGTCACGGGCAGCAGCAAATGATGATGTGCCAGGACGATCTGCAATATTATTCCAGTTGATTGAGGAGTTTGTTAGTTGTATTGACTGTGAATCAAACCAATCTGTGTTAGCAGTTGGTGTTCCTGTTGTATATGAGGATGACTGTCCATTAGTGTGAATAGCAACTGCAGTATTTCCAAACTTGTAAATACCATTTGGTTGATATCCTACTTCTGTGCTGACACCTGCGTTTGTTACTGACTCTAGTATCTTAACAGAAACTTTTTTATTGGTTGAATCAACTTCAGTAACTATTCCTTTAAAGTAACCAGTTAGAAGTGATGTTGTACCAGAACCTGCAACAACTGTGTTTGCTGGAATACCTTGTGTTACACCATAACCAACAGCAATATTTGTTGGTAGTGAACTGAAAGTTAATATTTGATCTGCTAGATCATCTATGATTGCAACTTTTAAACCATTTCCCCATGAGCCAGGATTTCTAGCAGCAACAGTTACTCCAGTAATTGTTGATCCATCATATCCTAGATCGTTATAGTCTTCTGTGCTTTTGATCTTAATACTTCCTGCTGTTCCTGCAAAAGCATTTTTAAGATCATCGTCGTCTGCTCTAACAACTCTTAGAGGACCACCATATGAAAGATATGATGATGCAGTCATCCAATACTCATAATGCTTATCAGCAGAGTATGGTTTTCCAAAATTATCTAATAAATCTTGCTCTGTCTCCACCAAAATTGGAAGGTCAACTGCTCCTTTGGCAAATGGACCAACAAGAGCACCAACTTTGTCCGATGCTGTGTCTACACGACCAACGGTTAAGTCAACTTCTCTAACTACAATTCCAGGAGATGCTAAATTTAGTGGCATCTTTGTTCTCCGAATCTCAGATTATTTCTGAAATTATTTATTAAAATATCCTTTTTCATGTAGTCTACATGCAACTAAGTTATACATATTGTCTGCGATCCGTCCTTATTATCGGTAATACTTACTTTTTTATCTGGAAATGACTTAGATAATAATTTTTTTAATTTTCTATGTTTAAATGGATTTTCCATATCATAACCCTTCACTCCAAAAGTTATCCACTGGAGTTATATTTCTTGATACAAAGTATAATCCTACATTACATACAAACCAGTTAATGTTTATTACCCAAGTTTGTCTCCACAGATACTTTCGATTTGATTCAACGATGTAGATATTTCTTTCATTATCCATTCTTTTAACAATTTGTTCCAACACTAATGCAACAACAAATCCAATTGCATATATGTAAAAAGCAAAGTTAAGAAAACTAGAACTGAAAAGTAAAGCTGAAATCATCTATAATCCCACATGTAAGAACGATCACCGTATTCATCAGTATGCCATACATCTCCATCTTTGTCAACAAAGGTTGAATCTTCTAAACCAGTTTGAATAAACCCAAATGGTGCCATGTCCTGTTCAATCTGATTCTTCTGCTCTTCATATATCCTTTTTCTTATATCATTATCAGTCATTTCTTTGAAATAATCCTGCTGAACTAACCAAGCAAATATAACAAGACACATTGCTAAGTCGTCATTACACCCTTCCTCTGCTTCAAATGAGTTGTGTTTCTGTGCAAATGTAGTCAATTCTGATATAACTTCGTAGTCACAAGTGATTAACTTATGATCTTCAATTAGTGTTTTCAGGTTACTGCAACCCAATTTCTTCACAGCAGCAGTTGTCCTAACACCTAACTGCGTTTTCTTTCCTGAAAATCCTTGACCAACTATCTGACCATTACGACCTCTCATCGACGCCATAAGTATATTCTCATATTCTAAGTCATAATTTAAAATAGATGCAACCTGATCTCCAATATCATTTACTTCAACCAAAACATAAGCATTATTATACCCTTTTGCAACATCAAGTATTACATTTGGGAATAACATAGGTTTAATTTCATTATTTCGGTACTTAGCAATCACTTTATATGGAAACTGAGTAACATCAAATACTATAAATGCAGAATAATCATTACCAAGTCCTCTTGCTACGTCAACTGTAACTATGTAATTATGATCTTTTTCTGGTTTTTCGTAAATATCAAGACCTGCGTTCTTGGTAATTGGGGTTTCATATACCATATTTCTCAATATGGAAGGTGCAATCAATGTGTTAATTGAACCTAAGAACTCACATTCAAACTCAACTTTGAATTGTTGCTCTGATGTGTTTGCTATTGTTTGCTCTTTCCATACATCATCTCTGCCTGGTACTTCAGACCAATGAACATCTGTTGGAATATATTCGTTCTTTCCTCTCTCTGCATCGTGCCAATATCTATAAAAATGATTCATCCCGTGAGGGGTAGATACCATTATGACTTTGGTGTTTTTACCAGAAGTGATAGTAGGATATACTGAGGCAAAGAATGACTCAGCAATATGATTAGGAACAAAGGCAAACTCGTCCAGAAAAAGAATGTTGAAAGACATACCTCTGACAGCAGAAGCAGACGTACTTGCTGCGAGTATTTTAGAACCATTTTCTAACTCCAAACTTCCTTTATTCCAAGATATTATACCTTGCTGCATCCATTTAGGTAAATTCTCATATGCAGTTTGCAATCTACCTAATAAATCACGGGCAGTGGCTGCTTTGTTAGCAAGGATACCAATGTTTGTACTATCATTAAAAACAGCATAATGTAAAAGATACGATACAGATGTAGTAGATTTACCCGTCTGCCGAGGCATCTTACATATGTTGAAACGGTTATCATGGAAGTTTTTAATTAACTTTTCCTGAAAATCATAAGGATGAAACTGTGTCAATCCTTCATCAAGAGATACAATCTTAATATAATTTCTTGCAAAGTAAACAGGATCTTCTTTACACTTGACAAACTCTATTATCTGCTCCTCTGTAAATTCGTGAGGAGTATTTGCTCTTTTTAAATTAGGATTACCAAGGTATACATTATCAGTCATAATTTATCA